GGTATTGAAGATATTGATGATGAGATTGCACAGATTGGTTATATTCAGACACTGGCACTAATTGGTGCTGGTAGGTCTGCAACAGCAACCGCACAGGTATGTCCCGCAGGTGCAGTTAGTCAGGTAACTATTACCAATATGGGTAAAGATTATGTGACACAACCTCAGGTCGGTTTCTCTTCAGCACCTCCAGGAGGAATTACTGCTACAGGTATTGCATCACTATCTTATGACTATCCAAATTGTAATGGTATAGGTGGTAGAATTTCTGCTATTCATATGACAGATGCTGGTTGTGGATATGAAGTTCCCCCTTGGGTATCAATAACTGGTGATACTGGTGTTGGTGCAGCTGCTACTACTGGTATTTCTACAGATGGTTCTATTCGTACAGTTACTGTCACGGATGGTGGATCTGGATATATCAAAGCACCAAAGGTTTCTATTGGTTTAACTGCAGGTACTTATCCATTATTCAGTGATACTAATTACTATTGGGATTCTTCTGTTACAACATTCGATTCATTCTACCCATCACCATCTAGATATGCTGTTGGTCTTGCAACAATTAGTGCAGGTATTGTTACAGCAATTTATATTATAGATGGTGGTTCTGGATATGACACTAATCCAGTTGTAATTATTGATCCACCGTTTGTTGATAACCCCAACATTAGTGTCGGTGGAATGTTTGTCTTCAATGAAATTGTAACTGGTTCTGTATCTGGAACAACTGCAAGAGTTAAGGAATGGAATGGTACTACAAACATTATTGAAATCAGTATTGTAAGCGGTAGTTTTGTTCCACAAGAATATCTAACCGGTAGTACATCTGGAGCCAGGTATGTAATTGGTTCTGTAAATACTGACGATTTAGTAACTCCTTTCGCAGATAATGATAACATTGAAGCAGAAGCAAAAACAATTTTGGATTTCTCAACATCCAATCCATTTGGTATGCCCTGATAAAAAGTTGTTAAATAGAAGTATATGTTTTCAAAGTAATGTTTGAGTATTTTTACAATGAGATCTTTAGATCTGTAATTATTGGATTTGGTTCATTGTTCAATGGAATCGAAATTCAACATAAGGACGAAAATGATTCTACTTTTAGTGTCATTAAAGTTCCTCTTGCTTACGGACCTACTCAGAAATTTCTTGCAAGACTAAAACAAAACCCGGACTTGAATGCACCGGTTCAAATGACACTTCCGAGGATGTCATTTGAGTTTACGAATCTTGCATATGATTCTTCGAGAAAATCAACTCAAACACAGACTGTAGTTTATACAAATCCTGACGGAACAGAGACGAAGAAAGGATATCTTCCCGTTCCATATAACATGACAATCACTCTTTCAATTTACACAAAATTGAACGATGATATGCTTCAAATTATCGAACAGATTGTTCCATACTTTCAACCAGGTTATACACTCCCCATCAAGTTCTTGGGAAATCTGAATGAAGTAATCAATGTTCCTGTTCAACTGGACAACATTGATATGAGTGATGATTATGAAGGTAATTTTGATACAAGAAGAGCACTAATTTATACTATAACATTTACCGCGAAGACTTATGTCTTTGGTCCTCTCAAAGATGTTTCTTCCGATATCATCAAGAAGGTTACTGTTGGATATGTTGCTGGTTCTACCAGTGGAAATTCTTATCAGAGAGATGTTACTTATCAAGTTACACCAAGAGCAGTCAAAGATTATGATGGTGTGGTTGCAACTCTTCTTGCAGAGAATGTTGATATGGTAGAAACTGTAATCGATGTTGATGATGGAACTAAAATTCCAGAGAAATCTTATATTTACATCGGTCAAGAAGAGATGTATGTAGAGAATGTGACAGGTAATAGGTTATCAGTTAAGAGAGCTCAAGATAAGTCACCACTACAAAATCATTTACTTGGGGAAAAGGTATATACAATAACCCAAGCAGATAATGCACAAATCGAAGTTGGTGACAATTTCGGTTTTGATGGAAATCTTTTCTGAGGTAAATCATGGATAAGTATGAAAAGCTCAATGAAACTTTTGATGTTGAACCAATAGAAGTAATACCAGAAAAGAATGCTATCGAAAAAAAGATAGAGCATTATAAAAATTCCAAAGAAGATATTCGTAAAGACTACGAATATACCAGAGGTAATTTGTATTCGATTATCGAAAAAGGTCAAGAAGCAATTAACGGTATTCTTGAACTTGCACAAGAAAGTGAGATGCCTCGTGCATATGAAGTTGCAGGACAATTGATTAAGAGTGTCTCTGATGCAACTGATAAATTGATGGACCTTCAGAAAAAACTGAAGGATGTTAATAAGGAAGAGGAATCGAAAGGACCAACTACTGTTAACAATGCCCTTTTTGTAGGTTCAACGGCAGACCTTCAAAAGATGTTAAAGAATGCCGGTAAGGACCTAAATACATAAAAAGACTGAAATGGCTGTCGAATCTGTAAGTATACAAATTGAAAAAGGAACAGATTTTTCACAAAATTTTGTGATGAAGAATCCTGATCAGACCATTGTCAATTTGACTGGTTACACGGGAGTCTCTAAAGTAAGAAAGTATCCAGAAGACTTGAGTAACTTTCAGAGTTTTGCCGTAGGAATTGCATCAACTACAGGAACAATTACGTTGTCAATGGGCACTACAATTACTTCTAAATTAGTAGTAGGTAGAAATTACTATGATATCCTAGTAACATCAGGTTCTAGTGTAGTTTCTAAGGTATTTGAGGGTTCTGTTATGGTAAATGCTACTATATCTGTGTAAAAAATGGAGAATTTAGGAAACTTCTTTTCTCTTGTTGGTGAAGAAAAAAAGAAAGAGAAAGAAAAGACTAAAGAAATAGTTGGAGAGGTATCCTTAGGAGACCTTTTCGCCAGTTTGAGTGAAGAAAAAAAGAAAGTTAAAGAAAAAAGTTTAGAAAAAGAGAAAGAATTAGAAAAAATTAAGAAAGATGCCAAAATTTTTGAAGCATTTTTGTTTAGTGAAGCACCAAAGGTAGAAAAAGATACTCAAAAAGAAGTAAAAGTTCTTGAGAAAGGACTCTTGAATCTCAAAAATACATCGTATAAGTCAATTGATAGACTTATGAGAGGTATTTGTAAAAAATACGACATTACTCCACTAGAATTGCACAATCAATTCAAAGAAAAACATGGTGTTATACCTGATGATTGGGTAAAGCAGCAGAAAGAAGATATTGATGTTAGTAATTGGAAGGATGATTATAAGCCATATGAGATTGAAACGACAAATATTATTGAACCAGAGCGTTTAAGGCCTTCTCCAAAACTAGAGAGTATCAAAGAAGAGAAAGAATCTCTCGATGAGTCGGTCACTATTAATGGCGACTTTAATGGAACACTTAATGTAAACATTGAAGACCTGGGCATTGAAGAACTGAAAAGACTGACAAAAATCAAAGATATTTCTAAGACTGATAAGTCAGTACCTAAAGAAAGAAATGAAACAATTGATAAATCCCTTGAGATTCTTGATCAACTTGTTACTGAAGAAGAAAAAATTAATGAATCTGAAACTGAAATTGCTCGTCTCAAACGTGAGATGGATCAACTTCGGAAGATGGTCAATGAGGTCACAAGAGTTGCAAGTACTCAAGGTGGTGGTGGTGAAGTTCGCTTAGAATTTTTAGATGATGTTGATAGAGATTCTGTAAAGGTAGATGGTAAAGCCCTTGTTTGGGATTCTAGTGCCGGCACTCTTGGTAAATTTGTTGGATCTAATTATATTGATGTTGCTGGATATGCACATACTGCTGGTATATCAACAGTATCACAGGGACTAACTGGAACACCAGATGTTGTTGTAGGTGTTTTAACTGGATCTTCCGCATTTTTCTCTGGAAATGTAACTATAGGTGGTACGATTACATATGAAGATGTAAAAAATGTTGACTCAGTAGGATTAATTACAGCTAGAACTGGAATTGATGTCTTGTCAGGTGGTATTAATGCGGTTGGGATATCTACAATTAGTACAGGAATTGGAACGGTTCATATTGGTGTGGGTCGAACAGCACTACTTGTTGATGGTAATGCTAGAATAACTGGCATTTTGACTGTTGGTACAGCATCAATTACTCTAGATCCTAATGAGAGAAAGATCACTGGACTTAAAGTTGTTGATGGTGGTATTAATGTAAGTGGTGTTATTACTGCATCAAGTTTTAGTGGAGATGGTAGTGAATTAGCTAATGTCATCTCTGGTGTTGGAATTCAATCTGGTTCTGTTCGTGTTGGAACTGGATTTACTGATGTTAACTTTACTGGTGCTGACCTAACAGTTGTTGGTTCTGGTACAACAATAACTGTCAATATTCCACCCATTCCAACTAACAACAATCAGTTAAGTAATGGTGCTGGTTATATCACAGGGGTATCTACATTCTCTGGAAACTATAATAATTTAACAAATAAACCCACAATTCCAACTAACAACAATCAGTTAAGTAATGGTGCTGGATTTATTACAACATCATTTACTAATACTAGTCAATTAACTAATGATGCTGGATTTATTACAACATCATTTACTAATACTAGTCAATTAACTAATGATGCTGGATTTATTACAACATCATTTACTAGTTATAATCAACTTTCTGATACCCCAACCAATCTCAGTCAGTTTAGTAATGATGTAGGATTTGTCACCTTTACTAACAACAATCAGTTAAGTAATGGTGCTAGTTATATCACCACATCATTTACCAATACCAGTCAGTTAACAAATGATGCTGGATTTATTACTGGAGTATCTACATTTTCTGGTAATTATAACGATCTATCAAATAAACCAACAATTCCCACTAACAACAATGAATTGACGAATGGTGCTGGTTATATAACAAATAATGTAAGTGGAGCTCTTACTGCAACATCATTTAGTGGTGATGGTTCTGGTCTTACAAATGTAGGTATGGACACATCAAATGTGTCTGCAAATACTTTAATTGTATCAGGTATTGCAACCTTCTCAAGCAATGTCACAATTGGTGGTACTCTCACCTATGAAGATGTAACTAATATTGATTCAGTGGGTCTTATAACTGCTAGAAGTGGAGTAAGAGTTGCTGGTGGTGGTCTTTCTGTAATTGGTGTTTCTACACTTGGTATAATTACTGGTGCTACTTATTATGGTGATGGTTCAAATCTAATTGGTGTTGCAAACACATCTAATGTTATTGCAGACACATTAGTTGTTACTGGTGTTTCTACAGTCGGTGTTGTTACTGGTGCAACATCTATTCAGGCAACAACATATTATGGTGATGGAAGTAAACTCACTGGAATTAATGCCGGTGCAGGTGGTACTGAGAATGTGTCCTCAAATACAATTCAATCAGGTATTATTACTGCAACAGAACAATTCTATCCCCCTTCACTTACAACAGTGGAGAGAGATGGATTATCATTTAATGTTGGAGCATTTATTTTCAATGAGACAGAAAACAAACTCCAGATGTATCTTGGTTCCCAGTGGAAGAACCTTGCGTTTGAATTGGATTCTTACTCTGTTGTTGGGTTATAAATAATAAAACAGAACTCTTTCTTTGATATGCAAGAAGGTAATCTTCATAAGTGGTTTAAGGGATCCAAGTCTAAAGACGGTAAGTCTGGTTGGGTCAATGTTGTGACAGGTGGAACTTGTGCGAGTGACGAACCTGGTGAAGGAACTCCTAAGTGTGTATCTTCGGCAAAGAGAGCTAGTATGACTCCTGCAGAAAGGAAGTCAGCACAAAGAAGAAAGAAAGCGGCAGACCCAAACCAACAATCAAAATCTGGTGCGGCTAAACCAACTTACGTTTCCACAGATCCTAAGAAAAAAATGAAAGAAGAAATGGAAATCAACGAAACAGATAAGAAAGGTTCAGGTTCTGGTAAGAAAGATGCTTGTTATAAAAAAGTAAAGGCATCTGCTTCTGTATGGCCTTCTGCATATGCTTCTGGTCGTTTGGTTCAATGTCGTAAGAAAGGTGCTGCCAACTACGGTAAGTCAAAGAATGAAGAGTTTATGGCTCTTCCTGAAATGAGTGATCTTCAAATCAATGCCATGAGAAATACTGGTATTGAAGTAGAAGTTCTTGATGAGAAGTGTTGGGATGGTTATACTCAAAAGGGTATGAAGAAGAAGGGAAAAAAAGTAGTCCCTAATTGTGTCAAAGAAGAAACTATTGAAGAGGCTGTAAGAATTCCAGCCAAAACCGGAAACATCTATATGGTTGGGTTTAGTTGGAAAGGTAGATATATGCTTATTAAATTATTCTTCCCAACAGTTCATAGACCTTCAAAAAAAGAAGTAGTTGATGCTATTGAGAAAATTTATCCTGGTGCATTAGTTCAGAGATATGATATGGCAACATATCAACCAGGAGAATCTCTTCTTCATGTTGAAGAGCATGATAAATCTAGTAAGAGTTGTTCTAAAGGTGAATACTATTGTAATGACTCCAAAAAATGCAAATCAATTCCTAAAGGTTATCATGTAATGCCAAACGGGGATCTGATGAAAGATGAGGATCACGATGAAGGTGAAGGTGGTGATATGAGTGAAGGGGCTGCATGGACTAAAAAAGAAGGTCAGAATAAATCTGGTGGTCTCAACGAAAAAGGACGTAAGTCTTATGAGAAAGAAAATCCTGGTTCTGATCTAAAAGCACCTTCAAAGAAGGTTGGTAACAAGAGAAGAGCATCATTCTGTGCAAGAATGAAAGGAATGAGAAAGAGACAGAAACCTTCTAATAACACAGGTGACGATAGATTGTCCAAATCACTCAGAGCGTGGAACTGTTGATATGAAAGACTTCAAAGATTTTATAAAGGAGTCGGTCACTATTCATGGTGACTTCAATGGAACACTTAATGTAGGTGGTGATAATTCTGCTTCTCCAGAACAACAGGTGGAAGAGAACTATCAATATCTTGCAGACTTTGTTTGGATGGGTAGTATTTACAGAGTACAGTTAGAACAGGCTGACTCAGTAAGACTTCCAACCAATCAAGAGTTGGCAGAACAACTACAAAGTGAATATCCTGGTGCAATTGTTCAAAGGGTATATCCAGTAGAACAAAGACCAACAGTGAAATTTGGTGATGTAAGAAGATATCACCCTGGTAAATTACAGTGGGAAAATTATGGCTCAGTGGAATAAGAATAATCAAGACTATCTCAACCAAGAGAGAAGTCTATTTGAAGTTTATATGTGTGCCGATAGATACGGCAACATCGACGGATGTAATGGAACTGCAAGTGGAAGTGGTGCATTTGGTGAACAAATAGTATCTCAAATCACTCCAGTATTTCAACTCGATGGTCTGTATGGTTTAAACTCAGATAGATTTGAACTCTATTCATTTGGTACTGGTAGCACTAGTGATGCCAACAATTTAATGACAGCATCAACTGGAACTGGTGCTTATGGTTATGGTGTTCTTCGTTCTAAAAGATCCGTAAGATATCGTCCAGGACAAGGTGCTCTTGGAAGATTTACTGCACAGTTTTCTGGTATTGCAACAGGATATACACAAAGAGCAGGTTTCTTTTCGCAGGAGCAAGCACTCCAAGTTGGATATAGCACTGAAGGAAGATTTGGTATTCTTCGTGAGAATGGTGGTAAGGCACATATTCATCGTTTTGAAGTTACAACACCTTCAAGTGGCACAGAAAATATAACAGTCACCCTCGCAGGAACTGCAACAACAGTAAGTATTGGTGCAGGAACATCAACACAAAACGCAACTGGAATCGGAACTAATACTTTTTCTGGTTGGATTGCCGACTACAAAAATGGGTATATTGATTTCTTAGCTACAAGTGTTGGAACAAAAACTGGAACTTTTTCTATTGCAAGTTCTGGAACACTTGTAGCAACACCAACGACTTTACAAGCAGGTGTCAATCACACAAGCAACTGGACATATCAAGAGGATTGGAACTTTGATACGATGACTGGTGTTGGTGGAACTACCAATCCATCAGGAGTTACATTAGATCCGACCAAACTTAATGTTTACCAAATCAACTTCCGTTGGTTGGGTGTTGGCGAAATGAGATTTGCTATAGAAAACCCAAACACTGGTGATATGATGCCTATTCATCATATTCATTATTCAAATAGAAACAATACTGTTCACTTAGACAACCCATCACTCAAGATTGGTTATGTCGCTGCTAACTTAGATGGAAATACTGGTGCTGGCGTAACAGTATCTGGTGCCTCTATGATGGGTGCGATTGAAGGTGTTATTAATACAACAACCCTTCCAATCGGTGCTTTTAGAACAAAGAGTGGTGGGATGAATGCTACTGGCACAAAATTCCACCTGCTTACTGTTAAGGGCAGTATGATTGTCAATAACAAAATTAATACCAGAGAACTTATAATGAAGAAGATTAGTGCTCTGACAACATCAGCGGGAACTGCACCTTGTTTTATCTATCTGTATGTTGATCCTACAACTGCTGCTCCTTTAGATTTCACACCTCTTGGAAATGCTTCGTCATATTCAAGAACTGATACATCAATCACTGGTGGAGACCCAATAGCAGTATTTTGTGTTACTTCAGGTGCTCCAGAAACAATTGATCTTGATGCGTTGAGAATTGTTTTACCACCACAAAGACTATTCACGCTAGCAATTTCTTCCGACTCAGTTTTACAAAAAGCAGATACTGCCATAACATTTATTGAGGATTAATTTTTTATGAGTAATGCTGACATATATTTGGGAAATCCAAATTTAAAAAAGGCCAATACAGCCATTGAGTTTACCCAAGATAACATTGAAGAATATATTAAGTGTAAAGAAGACCCTGTTTATTTTGCAAAGAACTATGTTCAGATTGTGACTCTAGACCATGGTCTTCAACCCTTTAAGTTGTATGACTTCCAGGAGAAACTGGTAAAGAATTTTCACGAAAAAAGATTTAATATTTGTAAGATGCCACGACAGACTGGAAAGTCTACCACCGTGGTATCTTTTCTATTGCATTATGCTATCTTCAATGATAGTGTCAACATTGGTATTCTTGCAAACAAAGCATCCACGGCAAGAGAACTTCTTGGAAGGTTACAGATTGCTTATGAAAACTTACCCAAGTGGATGCAACAAGGAATTTTAGCGTGGAACAAAGGTAGTTTAGAATTAGAGAATGGTAGTAAGATACTAGCAGCATCTACGTCTGCTTCTGCTGTTCGAGGTATGTCATTTAACATCCTCTTCCTTGACGAATTTGCATTCGTTCCAAACCATGTTGCAGACTCATTCTTTGCATCTGTTTATCCTACGATTAC